ATGCGTTCTGTGAGGACGTCTTGAAGAACCAGAAATGGTACGCCTTCTCGAAGTCTCCGAAACAGATAGCCCAAACGTTGGCAGAGCGATGTTCGAAAGCTTTTGAAGCGTACAATACCGATCTGTCTCGATGTGATGGCAGAATATCCAAGGTGTTGCGAACTCTGGAGACCATGTACATGAATGCATGGGTCAACCAGATGTTCAAACGCGAGTTAGTAGAGCTAATGGCTACCCAGCATAACCAACGCGGGGTCACAACGTTCGGAGTGTGGTACCAGACTGGCTGGTCACGACTATCAGGATCCCCTGAAACGTCAGCTTTCAACACTATAGACAATGCGTTTATGGCGTATAAGGCTGCACGGATGACACGCTGTAAAGAAACCGGTGAATATATGACACCCAAGCAGGCTTGGGAGTCCCTGGGAATTTACGGTGGAGATGATGGGGTTTCGTTTGGAGTGGATGAGGATGCCTATGTGAAGGCATGTGCTTCTGTGGGACAGAAGTTGGAGATATCTAAGGTCCTTCGCGGCGAAGTCGGAGTGACATTTTTAAGTCGTTTATATAGTGCCAACGTGTGGCACGGATCCCCGCAATCCATGTGTGATGTGCGCAGACAAGCAGCCAAGTTACATGTCAGCCACTCACTTCCCGATGGAGTAACAGCAACAGACAAATTGCGCGAGAAAATGGTCGGTTATTATATGACTGATCGCAACACACCTATCATTGGTGAGTTCGCTTCTCTCGTTGTCGAGTTGTTCGGCATGGAAACCAAGAAACTTGGAATTGCCAATTATTTCTCGAATTATCCAGAGAATGAGCAGTTCCCGAATGAGAACGAAGGTGATTGGATGACAGATGTTGTCGCCAAGCAACTCCCAACGTTCGACTTCAAGTTGTTTCGAGAATGGATCTCTCTAGTAACAGCAGGGAAAGCGGATATTTTAAAGGCCCCAATGTGCGTTCCGGGACCTGAGCAGCATCCTACGGTGAAACGGCCCGTAGTAGTCAATGGTGAAGTCCATAAGCCAAAACACAAGACTGCGAAAACTGAGCCACAAACATGCCGTCACATTGCCCAACAGAAGTGCAAGTTCGGTGACCAGTGCAACCATATAATTGCGGTTGCTGCTGGTACGAAGACTTGCTATGGAGCGAAGTGTAAGTTTGAGCATGGTGGAAAAGCCCCGAAGAGTGGGGGCGGGAGTGTGGCGTCGGAGGACGCTACATCCCAGGCCTAATGGCCTCACTAGGAAGGGGGAACGGGCCACTTGGGGTCCCCAGCGAATTATCTCTCTTCCGAAAATTAACGCTGAAAAATTTTTGCTTGTCTACAGGCATGCCCAGAACTAAGAAATCTTTACGAGAACCAGACCGTC